TTACGTACAGCACACGGGAAGATTCAGGAACTAAGCGACAGTTTCGCCCAAGCGCAAGATGCGATTCAGGCGCTGCAAGAGTTCCACGCCGAGGATGTTGCTCGGCAAGTGAAGAAAGCCAAAGCCGATTTGCTGACCGAAGTGGCCGCTGCGAAGCGGGATGGTGATGTTGAACTGGAAGTACGCTTAACCGATCAGCTCTCTGAGTTGAACGCAGCTATCCGTGAGGCAGAGCGTGCCCCAGTAAAACCAACCAAACAGGAGAAAAAGCCTGCTACTGAGCCCACACCCGTTGATGCAGACTTCCAGGAGTTTGTAACGTTAAACCCCTGGTTCGGTACTGATCTGCGTATGACGAATAAGGCAATGGGCATTGCACAGTTACTGCGTGGTGACCCTGAGAATGATAAGTTGACTTCTAAGGAATTCTACAACGAAGTCCTTAAAAGAATGCAGGGCGATACAACACACTCAAGGGTGAATAACCCAAGCCCCACTGGAAATACTGGTGGTGGTACAAGTGGAAAAACCTACGCCGACCTTCCGGCAGATGCCAAGGCCGCTTGTCAGAAGCAGGCCCAAAGGTTGGTAGGCGAGAAGCGGGCATTCAAAACTATGGATGCTTGGCAAAAAGAATATGCAAGACTATTTTTCCAAGGAGAGTAAACTATGAGTAAGGTAAACAACCCAGCGAATCCATGGGAGAAAACGGAAGAGTCCCGTACCCGCATACCGATGTCATTGCCACAGCTTAAGCTGTCGGTTCCTGACATTCCAGGGTATCATTTACACTGGATGCGTGGCGACCCTGCCCGGATTGCTCAGGCCCAAAAGGCTGGCTATGAATTCGTAGAGCCAGATGAAGTAAATGTAGCAAACACTGGTTTGGCTGATGACGCCAGTGCTACAGGAAACACAGACATGGGCACACGTGTAAGTATTGTGGCCGGTGGTGAAGATGGACAGGGGCAGGCTGAACGCCTTTACTTGATGAAGATCAAGGAAGAGTGGTGGCTTGCAGACCAGGAAGTCTTGGCCGACCGCAACGAGCAGGTTGCTGCAAGTCTGCGTGGAGACAACGTGCGAAGCATGGAAGACTCTGCGAATGTGTACATTCCTGATGCGCATAAATCGTCAGTCAAGAATATGTTCACTCGTAAAAAATAAGGAGCTTTAAATGGCAAATCCAAATAAGCCAGCGGGTCTAGTCCCTGTTGGTCATTTGTTAGGCCTTGACTGGAGTTCTCGTGTACGGACTTATTACATCCCCAGCACGGATGGCAATGCGTTCGCTATCGGTGACCCTGTCGCATCCGCAGGTGATGCAGATACCAATGGTGTTCCCAGCGTAACAATCGGCGTAGCCGGTTCTGCGATTCGGGGTGTCATTGTAGGTATCGGCACCAAGGAAGGTCTGATGGCTGACCCAGCAAACCTGGACTCCATCGTGATTCCAGCGACCAAGACCAAGAACTACTACGTCATGGTTGTAGATGACCCCTTCGTCATCTTCGAATGTCAAGAGATTGGCACCGGTACTTACCTGACTTCCGCAGCAATCGGATTGAACATCAATCTGGTGGCTGGCGCGAACAACGGTTATGTATCCGGCTGGATGCTGGACAACACAACCGAAGCGACCACAAGCACATTGAACTGCAAACTGCTGGGCCTGGCCCGTCGTTCAGACAATGCGTTTGGTCAGTACGCTAAGTACCTGGTCACCATCAACAGCCATGAGCTGCATACCGGTACAACCGGCGTCTAATAGGAGGCTACAATGCCAGGTGGTATAATTAACACAAGTACGCATCCCAAGCTACTCTGGCCTGGGGTACATGCGACATGGGGGCAGGTTTATGAAGAACATGCCAAGGAGTACGTTGATCTGTACGATGAACTCGACTCGGACAAAGCTTATGAACAGGATGTACAGGTTACCGGCTTCGGCTTGGCCCCTGTAAAGCCGCAAGGTCAGGGCGTGTCTTATGATTCCGAGATTCAAGGTATCATTTCGACATACACTCACATCGCTTACGCATTGGGTTACACCGTAACCTATGAAGAGCGGCGTGACAACCTGTATGAGGAAGTTGCAACTCGTCGTGCAAAGGCCAATGCATTCTCTATCAATCAAACGATTGAGAACGTGGCAGCCTTCTTGTACAACAACGCGTTCGCAACTACCTATTACACAACCGGCGACAGTGCCGCGCTGATTTCTACTGCCCACGTCAATGCGACTGGCGGTACCTACAGCAACGCCTTGAGCCCAGCAGCTGACCTGTCTGAGACAGCCCTTGAAGATCTGACTGTTCAGATCATGGGTACTCAGACAGACCGCGGCCTGCTGATCAACATCATGCCAAAGAGCTTGCATGTTCCTCGTCAAGAATGGTACAACGCCAACCGCATTCTGAAGTCTGTATTGCAGGCTAACACTGCCAACAACAACATCAACGTGCTGAAGGCTACGAACGCATTCCCAGAGGGCATCAAGATGAACCACTACTTCACCGCTCCGCATGCTTGGTTCATCAGAACCAACTGCCCGAACGGTATGCAGATGTTCTGGCGTGATCGTCCTCAGTTCGATCAGGATAACGACTTCGACACCAAGAATGCGAAGGCAGCCACCTACATGCGTTTTTCCGTAGGTTGCACTGACCCACGCTCCATCTTCGGCTCGAACGGACCTTAATCCAGGGGGACAAAGGTAGGGGAGGGAAACCTTCCCCCCTTTGTAATGTGTTTCCGTGAACAAGTATTACATTGAATACGTGAACACATTATCAAGGAGTCTCCGGACTATGCTAACATAATGGGGTGAAAGCCTCTTCCTAAAGGAGTATTAAAATGCCGTTTACCAATTATCCCTATGGTTTCGCAAATGGCCTGTCTGTACGCGGTATGCCGCTGTTGCAGATGCAACCTGGCCAAGTGTTCTTCGTCAACAACAGCACAGTACTGAACCCCCAGCAACGTGCTGGTTCCAACAGCAATCGTGGTACATTCCTCGATCCTTTCTCTACAATCGCTTATGCATTGACACAGTGCACAGCCGGCCGTGGCGACATCATCTTCGTTGGGCCAGGCCATGCAGAAACAATTTCGGATGCATTGACCTTGTCACTGAATGTAGCCGGTGTTGCGATCATTGGCTTGGGTTCCGGCGATTCCCGTCCTACCCTGACATTCTCCACAGCCAACACAGCAAACATCCCTGTGACAGCTTCGGACGTGTCCATCCAGAACATCCTGTTCAAGGCAAACTTCCTGGCCATCGCCTCTGTGTTTACAGCTACCAGCACAAACACACCGAAGAATTTTGCAATTGATAACTGCGAATTCCGCGATACTTCCAGCGTGCTGAACTTCGTGGCAATCTTCACAGGCAACGCAACCGCGAACAGCGTGGACGGATTCTCCTTCACCCGCAACCGTGTGTATGGTCTGGGCACAACCGCAGCCACAACCGCAGTCAAGATGGCAGCTGCGAATGATCGCTTGACTCTGAGCGATAACTACTGTGTACAGCCAGTCCTGAACGATACCGCAGTTCTCGCAGCCTTCGGCGCAAACAACATGACTAACCTGCTCGTCAGCGGCAATCGTGTTGTGCGCCCAAGCACTTCGACAACGGGCGGAAGTTTGTTTAGTGGTGGTTCCACAGGTTCCACAGGCTACATTGTGGATAACTATTCGTACCACCTTGACGCCACCACAGGCTTGCTGGCCCCGACAGGTACCGGCCTCGGCTTCCAGAACAACTACTGCATGATTACCGGAGCAGCAGACAAGTCCGGCCTGATCAACCCAGCAGCTGTTTAACCAACGGGGGGTAATACCCCCTTTCTAGGAGCTTAAAATGGCTAATGAATTTGCAATACAGATTCTGGCAGACGGCCCTCGGAACTCCGTGGTGAAGTTGACTGGTGTACTGGACACATCCAACCTGGCGGTGACAACAGCAATTGACCTCAGTACCCTGAATCAAGGAGGCACAGGCCCAACACCTACCGCAGTTCGCATCGACAAGGTTTACTACAGTATTTCGAGTCAGTTGCAACTCCAGTTACTCTGGGACGCAACCACAGACAAGACTGCATTGAACCTTATCGGCTATGGTAAGATGTCCTTCTATAAAGCACAGGGCTTGCAGAATAATGCAGGCACCGGCAAGACAGGAAACCTCAACATCATTACCTACGGCTGGGCATCTGGTACACAGTTGTTTACCGTCTACCTTGAACTGATGAAACAAGGAGCCAACCTATGACAACGCCTGCCGGATATGCTACGCCTGATCGTATCATCCGTGCAGCCATGTCTGATGCTGGGTTGCTTGAGCGTGGTGACGATCCCAGTTCTGAGGATTACGCTGATTACATTCAGCGCCTCAACGACGTCATCAACGTAGAAATGACCCAGGGTGTTAAACTGTTTCTGCTGCAGGATACAGCGGTAACTCTGGTAGCTGGACAACAGAAGTATGTGTTCAGTCCTACCGGTGATGTGGTAATGACGAAGCCGCTGCGGGTGATTCAAGCTTATTACTTGAGCTCCGATTCGATTCGTAGGCCGCTGATCAATCTGTCCTGGAACGAATGGTTGTTGCTTGGGCAGGTTACTGTTCAGGGGGCAATCAATTCTTACTTCGTGGACAAGCAGGCATCGCATCTGGATATGTACCTTTGGAACGTTCCGGATACAACTGCTGCAACAGGGACGGTTCATGCCTTGCTGGAAACACAGGCAACCAACATGGTGTCTCTGACTGATGACCTGATGTTCCCAATAGAGTGGCACATGTTTCTTCGCTGGACATTGGCCGCTGATATTGCAGTCGGGCAGCCGCAGTCTATCATGATGCGCTGCGAGCAGAAGGCCCAATACTACAAGGACATTCTTGAAGATTGGGATGTGGAGGATTCTGCTACACGATTTGAGCCTGACCCTCGTGGTCAGTTTTATAATAACAACTTCAGGTAGGTGGGTTATGTATGAAAAGGAACATGGAGAGGGACTGGAACCC